AATGAATCAGGGTCAGTTAAGAAATTGTTCACTCTGTAACCTTGAGGAATCATTCCCATGCTGTTGATTGCATTGATGTCATTATCAGCAGTCTGAGTTCTACCTTGAGACTTCATAAGTCTTTCAGCGTTGAACTGATTCGCAGAAGGAATTATCATTTTAACTCCTTTAGCTGCGATTCTTAAACCTCTTTCATCAGTCATTGCAGCGATGTCAATCAAAGACTGCTCTAATGAAGTTTCGTTTAAGTCTGCTTGTGTTGCTAAAGTATTTGCTACAGTACCCGCGATAGTTGGGTGTGCTGTAGAAAGTAAGTTAACGCCATCACCAGTTTGGAACGCTGATGCCGCGGCTACGCCGGGTAAACCATTGTTCAAGACTGCTGCGCCTTTAACTTCTTTAGCATTGGACATAGATCTTGCTAAAGCTTTTGTGTATCTAGAAGAAAGTCTGTCATAAAGGTTGTCCTCTATTGCTTCTTCTGTGATAGCGAAAGCTAGCGCGATCGTTTCCATTGTGTATCTAGCAGTGTAAGTTTCTTGCGCGTCGTCGTACGCAATTCCTTGACCTTCTGCTTTTACATCTGCGTTTGCAAAACCACTTAACATTACTTCTTCTTCAAAAGCTCTGTCAGATGATTCTGTTGTATAAATCTCAGCATGCTGATTTTCATACCTTTTGTACTCCAGCCCAAATAAAGCATTTAGGCCTGGTTCTAGTTCTTTAACTAGTTGTGCTCGTGATATTGCCATATTATGCTCCTATTATTGCCATGTAACCGCACCAGTGAAATATTGGTTTAAGTTGTGCGCGACTACCACTGAACAATTCGCTGCTGCGATATCGTTATTTTCAGGGTCTTCTGCAGTTCTTACCAATCTCCATTGGTTGTTAGTTGCATGCCTTGTAGCGTAAGTTAACTCTGAACTTGACTGACCAGATAAATCTGAACCAGCTGCAGTTACAGTTAAACCGTATGTTTTACCATATTCAGCTTGAGCTGCTGCAGTGTCAATCGAAGCAACAAAAAGTTGATTCGGATTGTCAATTACAAATGCAGTTATATCTTCGCTATTAGCTGGAGTAATAGGTTGGTTGTAGAAATTCGCAAACGTCGGCTTCTTAGTAGTAGCGTCGTTATAGAATATTCCGTTCAACACACCTATACAAGTGTTAGTGATGGCAGCTTGTGCAGTAACAATGTATCCAGCGGCGCTTCTTACAGCTGTCCCTTGGAACAAGTCAACACCCATGCCAGCATCGATAAGATATTTGCCTTGACCTTGAGATGCCATTGTTGAACCAACAGTACCTTGAGCGATCAAACCAAAACCTTGTGTGTTTCTATTTGCCATAGTTATTACTCCTTATGAACCTGCCTTCCGAAAAAGGCCTCCAGTTCGGTTGATATTATTTCGATGTTTAAGAATTACTTCTTTGTACCACCGAAAGTGTGCTTAGAATTCCTATCAATCTTGATAGGCATTCTCTTATCCTGATCCCTAAGTAAGTCGGTTTCGACTGACTCGTCTTGACCTTCAGTTTGTCTTCTCTGATAGTCCATACGAGACTGAGCGAGTTCTTCGGGTATCCTTGCCAGGAGAAGGCCACCTACTCCAATGACTCCAGCGTATTTTCCGTCTAAGACAGTTGGATATTGATCAGTGTCATATTCGTCAGCTCTCACTAACTCATAACCAGATCTCAATCTACCATGAATATTTTTGGTATCATTGAAACCCATAGACTCTGCTCTAATCCATCTGTGCCTAAATCCGTCAGGCGCTGGTGGTGCATCTAGAGATGATGGGGGCTTGTACTCTTTTGGTCTTTCAGTTTTTGACCGAGTTACAGCCGCACGAGAAGTTTTATTTTCGTCTTTTTTCATACTATGCTCCTTCCGTGAGTTTTAGTTGTTTAGCATACTCTTCGAGTGGCACACCTAATTTTTTAGCTATTGCTACCTGTGATGATGTGAGTCTCACAGTTTTGCGACCAGGTTTTGAGCTTCTGTTAGCCGAAGCTACCGACTGAACGGCCCTGTTCGTTTGCTTTGTATCATTATTACCAAACTTATGTCCAAAGTCAACTCTAATCCTTTTATCAATCTCAGTATAATATTC